ATATCCCGATAACCGCAGAATTTGAAGCAAGGACAGTTTCTTCTGCGGCCGCAGGAAATCTTGAGGATATGTATGATGGCACTGGCTATACTGATGATGCTGCACCAGCAACACAAGAGCAAATTGGGAATCTTACAAGTGGATCAGCCGCAATCAATACTGTTCCTGTGGCCGCCCCTAATGGGTTTGTCGTTACTACAGGGCTGAGCGAGGCCAACGATGAAGACAGCACCCATGCTTTAGACGGAGTAACTCACGATCTTGAGGATAATGGAGGAACAACAGATTGCTATTACATTTTTTCTGTGGGGGGCAATGGTGTTCCGGTATCTGTCACATGGCATGGTTATGTTAATTTAAATGGCGATACCTGGAGCGTTTATGCATACAATTGGAATATAAGTGTATGGGAACAGGTGGGCACGATTGATGGAGCAAACGGGTCTACAATCACTACTGAAACATTCGATCTTACAAATGCTCAGGTAGGTACAGGCGCAAATTTAGGGGAAGTGCGGTTGCGGTTTTACTCCACGGATGGCACAAAGATAGCAACAGATCGAATTACCTGCGCTTATGCTGTAGTAGCTCAATCTGTGGGTTACGCCGGTGGGGCTATATGGGTTGACACTAATGCCTCTAATACTAATACTGAAAGTTATGTTGATGGAGTAGCGGATAATCCTGTAAGTACATGGGCGGCAGCTTTAACTTTAAATACTGCTCTTGGTTTGGATAGATTTAGAGTTAAAGCCGGATCTGCTATTACATTAACTGGTAATAGCGATAATTATGAAATAGTGGGACAAGCATATTCAGCTGCATTAAATAGTCAATCTATTGATGGAGCGTTTTTCTTTGGTGCTACAGTATCAGGAATAGGCACAACATCTGGTAATGCTCCTGTTTTTGAAGACTGTCCTATTGGTAATGTTACGCTTCCGCCTGCAATTTTTAGAAGATGTTTTTTGTTTGGCACAATTACGAACTCTGGTACTGGAGACTGGTTTATTAATCATTGTATGTCTCGTATAGCAGGAGGGTCTGCGATATTTGATTTTGGAGACGCCATTGGCAATACAAACCTGAACATGAGATTGTGGTCAGGTGACATCCAAATCGAAAGCATGGGGGATACTGGTACAGATACTGCAGAAATTGAGGGCTTCGGTCAAATAACAGAAGGAACTTGTACGAGTGGGACAGTTCTTGTTAGTGGAAATTTTACTACTTCGGGAATTACAAACCTCACATTAAGTGACGATGCAAGAATTGATGTGACCCAAATAAGAACCGAAATGGATTCTAATTCTACCCAATTGGCTGCGATAGTTGAAGATACTAACGAATTGCAAACAAATCAAGGCAATTGGGCGACTGCAGTTGGGTTTGGCCCTGCCGGGGAGTATGACACTGAAATGGCAAGATTAGACGCAAATGTTTCAAGTAGATCAAGCCATGCCGCTGCTGATATATGGAGTGTTGGTGCAAGAACATTAACTAGTTTTGGGACATTGGTTGCTGATGTATGGGATAGACTAACTTCTGCATTAACAGCAGCCGGATCAATTGGCAAATTGCTTGTTGATAATATAAACGCAACAATATCAAGTCGATCCATTCTCACGGCAGGCAATGTTAAATCAGAAGCCGATGACGCTTTATCCGACATTCATCTAGATCATTTATTTGCAGTAGATTATGATCCTACCAGTAAGCCAGGTGTTGCTACAGCTTTATTAAATGAATTGATAGAAAGTGACGGAGGTGTTTCACGTTATACGGAAAATGCACTGGAACAAGCACCGAGTGGAACAGGCGGAGATGCAACGGAAGCGAAACAGGATATAATGATAACTCATTTAACTGAAGTCAAAGGAACTGGATTTGTTGAAAATACTGATTCTAACGAAGCTATAAGAAACAGAGGTGATGCAGCATGGGGCGGATCGGCTGCTTCTTTTGTTGGTTTACAAGGAGGATTAAATTTAAATTTTAGAATAAATGAATCTTCCGGAAGATACATTTATGATAAATTACACGCTGGATTCAAAGGAATATTAGATGAAGATATAACTTTTGTTGAGGGCGTGAAGGGCAAGGCTTTAAATTTTTCAGGAAGTGAATCGATTGAGTGCAGGGCCTGGTGGGACGAATCAAAGTATTCTGAAAATCCGATTGTCGCAGGACAAACAGGACAAAAGGGGGCGTATTTTCCAAATTTAATTGATATTGGCGATGAAATATGGATGTATTTTTCTGTAGTTGGCGCAGATGATGATATTAGAACAGGATTATCGAAATCGGCTGATGGTGGGAAGACGTTTGTTTATTTTGGGATTGTTTTAGATACTTCAGCAAGTGGTTGGGATTCTAAAAGAGCGCATGATGTATGTGTTATTGAAGATGGCGGAACATATAAAATGTGGTACGCTGGAAGTGACGATGATGTTACAAGTGAAATAGGTTATGCGACTTCTCCGGATGGCGAGGTCTGGACAAAACAAGGAATTGTGTTTGAGCATGGCGCGCCAGGCGCTTTTGATGAGGCAGGCGTGACATATATGACCGTGTTGAAGGAAAGCGGAACATATTATATGTGGTATTCTGGATATGACGACACGCTAACTTACGGAGGAATAGGGCTTGCAACATCCACAGACGGCGTAACCTGGACGAGATATCAAACTACTCCTGTTTTAGGCGGAGGGGCATACTACAAAGGTGTAGTAAAGAAATATAATGATGTTTATTACATGCTTTTCAGCACTTCTTTTACCAGCATATATTTATATGTCGCCTATTCAACAGACCGGATAAATTGGACAATAAATTACAACCCGATAATTGAAAAAAGTTTAACATCTGCGGATTGGGATGGGACGTATGTTGCAGATGCCGGCTGGTACTCGTTAGACGGAACAGAAGCTAAGATATATTATTCTTCTTATAAAACAGCAGGGCTGGATGATAGTATCGGGTTGATAACTATTCCTGATGTGGCCATGAAAGCGCAACAGGCAAATGTTGTGAATCAATATCCTATATCAATTTCATGTCGGATTAAGACTACAGATTCTGGAGCAGACAGAGGAATAGTCAGTCTTGGTCCCACGACAGCGCCGTATAATGGATTCGCTTTTTATATTAATGCCGGAAGGTTAAAAGCGTTATACGCGGTAGACGGATCTGATTATATCAATATGACTCCGGATGCTAACGATGGTGGGGTTGTCAATGATGGCTTGTGGCATCATATTATTTTTACAGTAGATTCAGGAGGAGGGGAATTGTTTGTTGATTTAGTTTCTCAAAATACTGTAGCCTGGACAGGAACGCCAGGAATTTCAACTACACTTCTTTTTATGAAAATTGGTGAATTTGTAAATCAAATAACAGGGCAAGTTGATGACATAAGAATTTACGATCATACCTTATCTTCTGATGAGAGACGTGGGATTTCTATTGGGTTGCCTTACATTGAAGATAGTATGTTAGAAATTATTTGGGATCAAGAAACGATGGGGAATTCGCTTGATGATGCAAAAGGAATCAATTTTGATACAGACACAGATAGTCTTAAAGCTATAATCAATACAGGAAATACTGATTGGATAACTGGTGCTGGGTTATCTGGAAGTAATGCAATAGTAATAAATATAAAAGATGAATCCAATAATAATGTTGTTGAATGTGTAGTTGAAATTTGGGATGAAGCTAATACTACTTTTTACGAACGTGAAAGCACAGATTCAAACGGCGATACATCACACAATATAGATGATGGAACTTATACAATAAGAATTCATAAAGCTGGATATAATTTTTCAAATCAAACTTTAGTAGTCACTATCGCAGAGACAAAAAATTATACAGGAACAACTGTAACGATTGGGACGCCTGGGTCGGCTGATGCTTGTCGTGTTTATGATTATGCGTTTCAAGCTGATGGCTTGACGCCGGTTGAAAGTATAGATGCTTCTTGTTTTATTTTAATATTACCTTATGATTATGTCGGAAAACTTCATTCGGGCGAGGTTAAAAATGGTGTTTATAATTCTGATACAGGTTTACTTTATTTTGATATAGTTAGAGGATCAACTATAAGATTTAATATAAAGTATTTTGGATATATCAATGCGACAAAAATAATTCCAGATTTAGATATGGTGCGATTAACTGATTTATAAAATTTTTAGTCCTAATTAAATAGGTTTGCTATGATTAAAAAATTACCCGTTCTTTATCAAACAAGTTCTCATTTATATAATGAAGTAGAGATTAAAAAGCCCAGCGGCAAAGTTTTATTGGATACACAAGAAGCTATTAGAAAATATAATTCTTATGTTGCTATGAAAACCTTTGTCGCTGGATGCACCATAAGGATCATTTCTGAGACAAATGAAATTGTAGAAGAATCTGCGATAAAACGTTCGTTTAATTTTATGAGTAATAAGAACTTAGAGTATCTTGCACAAGAAATAATGATTTTATATTATGATGGGGAAGATTTTGTAGAAGGTGTATACACCTGTCCTCGTTGTAATACTACCATTATCGCACAAAAAATTTTAATGGATGATTTAGAATTGGATGAACGAGATCGAATTTCAGACTTAAAAGTTACTTTTATGGAGGATCCTGAAAATTTATTATTTACAATAATTTTATCTAAACCAGTTACGATAGAAACTACTTTAGGAGAAGAAGACATAACAGAATTGTTAATGAGTTTTCCTACAATAGAGGATTATGTAAAAGCCTACTCTTCCGTAGAAATACAAAATGAAACAAAATTACAATATGCTGTTTATGCTAATGCTATAAAAAAAGTAAACAATAAAGATGTAGATGATGCATGGCGAAGACTTTATGGTTTAAAGTTGTTTTATAATATAGAAGAAGTTCGTAAAGATATAGGTGCAATTTCTTCTTATATAAATAATTTTGGAGTCCATCCAGAAATACAAAAAACTTGTAAAGAATGCGGTAAAATCTGGTATCCTTTTATAAATACGTTAAATTTTTTCGATTCCGTGCTCCAATAAATGTTTTTGAATATATTGGAGCACGGAATTCTATTTTACACTGGTTGTCTGAAAGTTTATGTTATATTGATTATACAAAAGAAATTTTTGTAAAAGAAGCTTTTTTAATTATGTACTACTCCAAAGGAGGTTTGAATTTAACTATGTTAGAAAATATGGATTTAAGTTACTTTCATCTTTTTCTTAAAGAAGCTGAAAGAATACAAGAATTACATTCTCAACAAATTGAGGAATTATAAATGGAAGACGTAACCTTAACATTTGATCCATCATCTTTTGCAAAAGGTTTTACTGCTATTGAAAAAGGATTAGGGAATTTAAACACGAACTTTACAAAATTTTCCGAGACTTCTACAAAAAAATTAGGCCAGGCCAATTTATCTGCTATGAATTTAGTCAAGGTATTTGCACCATTGGCGATGGCTTATGGTATGTTGAAAAAAACTTTGTCCACTATCCCCGAAATTGGACGAACCTTTTCAATAGTGGGTGACATTATGAGTAAAAATTTACTTTGGCCTTTGAGAAAAACTTTAGTTCCGATTTTACAAAGACTTTTAAAATGGGTTACTGCAAATAGAACGATGTTTTTGCGTTGGGGGACGGTAGTCGTTAAGGTTTTTAAAATTATTACAGAAGTTGTAAAGGGTGTTTGGAAATTTATTAAAGGTTTCTGGGAAACATTATCTGGACATTTAGAACATATTTTTGGTAGAACTACAAATAAGATAACGGATACGGTAAATTTAATTATATTTAAAATCGCTACTGTTATAGCATTTGTTTCTTTAGCTTTAGAACCTCTTGGAAAACTTTTTGGAAATGTTATAGGGAGTTTACTCAAATTTTCATCTAATCTTTTTAGTGGTGTAATAGAAGGTGTAGGTAATTTGACGCCTGAATTAAAATATCTTATTAGTCTTTTTAAAGATCTTTTTGATTGGATGGGAAAAACTAATATAGAATCAGGTATGCTGGGAAAAAGTTTTAAAACATTGGGATTATTGATTGGAACAACTTTGGGAGTTGCGTTAAGAGGTATTGTTTCTCTTATTGATCACATTTTAACAGGTCTTGGAGTAAGTATTAACTTGGTGAAAATGTTTTTTGCTTATATTACAAAGGATAAAAAAGCCATAGAAGAAGCACGAAAGAATATTGTGTCTAAAGGAGAACGGTTAAAAGAACGTTCAAGTAGTAGATCGGAAAGACATTTTCAAGATATTTCAGGTTTTGGTTCTAAAACTTATGATATTTTTACTGATACGAAAAAGAAATCTAAAAAACCTTTTGAAAAAAGTAACGATAATGGAAAGACTATAACGCCTATTCAAAAAGATCGTGGTAATGATAAACTTGTAAACCCGGAAACATCTTTGAACAGTTCAACACAAATTAATAAACCGGTTTATACAAAAAGTTCCAATATTTCTAATGCTACTTTTAATAATAAAATTGATATAAATATAGATAATAGTAAAGAAAATATTGATGTAGCTAATAACGTATCCAATACTTTAAGATCACTTTTAAAGAATCAAATGGTATTGGCAGGGGGACGTTAAATGAGTCTATCTTTAAACTTACCAAAATTTTCTTATCATCTTCCTTGGTTTCTTTTTGATATAGGTAATAAGCAACTGATAACAAGTGTAACAATACCAGGAAATATTTCCGATAGAAAAGATATAATTTTATCTGAAACACCTGTTCCTGGGTTAAATTACCAACCCATAATGTATGGTGGTGGCGCTAATAGAAAAATATCGTTTACTTTGCCCCTTGTTAAAAGAAATAATTCTGTAGGAAATGTTTTATTATTAAAACAATTTGAAAATTTAAGAAACCAGTCTTTTGGATTTTTTGGATTAAATTCAAGTCAATTTACATCTAACCCAAAGGTACTTTATTATTGGGGAGCGGGATCCATTCCATTAATTTATTGGGTAAAAAAATGTGACTTTGTTCATGAAGGCGGATGGATAAATCAAATAGGCAATCCAAAATATACCAACATTGAATTAGAATTATGGCTTGATGAAACTAATGTATTATATAGAGCTGAAGAAATTTACAGAAAATTTGCATCTTTGGCAGGTATGGCATTAGGAACTTATGATACTATACAAGCACAAAGAACAGGCGCACCTTCTTATTAAATATTATGAGATACACAACAGTTAATAATATAAGTTTTCAAACTAAATCAGGGCAATCTTTTGAAATAAAAGATATGAGAGAATATCCTGATTATGTTTTGTTGGGAGAATTAAAAATAAACTCTAACGATAATATAGATGAAATAGCTTCCAGGGAAGAAATTTATGGTGACGATGGTGAATATCTTTCTTTTAAAATTGTAGATTTTAATAAGGTTAATCTTTTTGAAGAAAAGTTTAACTTGAATAATATAACTTTTATAAAAATACCATTATGATAGTTGCAGGAGTAACCAATCAAGACAGTTCCTTTTTCAGTGTAGAAAGTTCAGATATAGAAAGTGAAATTTCTACTAAAGATATTATATCTTTTTCTTATATTGAAGAATTACAAAGAATAAATTCCGGTGTTTTAAGTTTTTATGATCCTTTGCATGTTTATTCAAAAATATTACAAGTAGGAATTTCTTTAAACATTTCTTTCGGCTACAAGCAACCAGATTTATCAGAAAATGCTTTGTTAATAACAAAAAAGAATTCTACTCAAGTTTTTGGTTCTTTTGTTAGAAAAGGAATTAAGGCGTATGTAATGAATCCATCTGGAACCAGCAATAATAAAGGTGTTACAATTTTTAATTGTAGTTTTTATGGGAAAGAAGTTCTTAATACTAAAAATTATTTTGTTCATTCAGGAAAAACTAAAGGCGACTTAATAAGAGAAACGTTTAGGGAAATGGGTTGTAGTTTAATGGAAGTTAATTTTGCACAAGGTACTGAATTGATTGGCGAAAACACTCCTATTATGCAAAATGAAACTGAAATGAAATTTTTAACAAGATTAGCTAAAGAGTGGGGAACTTTTTTTAGAATTAGTTATACTGCAAGGGGAGAAATGACCGGTATTTTTATATCACCTAAATATTTAGAAGCTCCTTCAGTAGTTACTTTATCTTCCGGAGCATTATCAGGAACGACGGCTTTTTTAGAATACGGACAAGGTGTTTCTAATGTTTTAGAGTATTCATGGAAAAATCATGCAGGGGATAATGGAAGTGGTGATAATGTAATAACAAAAATAAATTCGGATGGTACGATAACATTTTTACGTTATGTAACTAAAGATGATAAAATCACTGTTTATGAATTAAACATGGATGCAATTAGAAAAGCCTTAGAAAGTAAAGAAACATTCGCTGAAAAATGGGTATTAGAAAAAGATTTTTTACGAAAAAAAGATTTTGAATCTGTTAAGTGGGCGTTCACTGCATCGGAACAATCCACCGCAGCACAAGGATTAGGGTATAGTATGAATGTAAAAACTTTAGGCAACCCTTTATTGTCAGCGCCCTTAAGAATTATTTTTGGCAAAGGTTTTCCTGTATGGTTTACTCCAAAAGAAGATAAGGAAAAATTAGCTCTTTATTATGGAAAGAAAGTTGCTCATACGATAGATAACACCGGATATAAGTGTGATATAGAAATTCAAGATTCCTTTACTCTTTTTGGAGGTTCTTTTGTATGAGTGAAAATAGAGATTTGCTAGAAATAATACAAACTCTTATTAAAGAAGAAACTGTGTTTCTCAGACATTATATTGGAGAAATTGTAGACAATAAAGATATTCTTAATAAGGGAAGACTAAAAATAACGTTGCCCGAAATAGGTATGGATAAGCCAGATTTAGCTTTGTGGTGTTTTCCGAGACAGGGTATGCAATTATGTATTCCAAGAATAGGACAATATGCAGAAGTTTACTTTATAAATGGAGATAGATCAAGCCCTGTTTATAATTATCCTGTTGCAGAAATTACTAATAACACGCCTGAAAGTTATAAAGGTATTGTATCAGATCAAATATTATACGAGAGCCCGAATAATAAAGATTATATAAAGTATGATGATGCAGTTGGTACATTGGAAGTTTCTTTAAAAAAAGAACTTAATGTTTTATGTGAAAAAATAACTTTATTAGAAGGGGATGAATCTTTTGTTTTAGGAGACGCTTTACAAAGTTTTTTTGACACTTTTATCGAGACATTAAATGATCATGTACATACTGGAGTAACCACAGGTCCTGGCTCAACTGGGCCAACGTCAGGATTTTTATCCCCAACTGATATTTTAAGTTCAGATATAAAGGGGAAATGATATGAGTTATTGGGACACATTTTTTCATTATGGAACTGGAAATTTACATGAAGAATCGGTCTATGATCTTTACGAAATTTTATTACAACCAAAAAGATCTTTTTATTACTATAGAAAAGGTTCTGCCGGTATAATTGAATATGAAAATAACCCTAATGGATTAAGTCTACAAATTTTAGCAAGGTTTGAAATAGCCTCTACAATAGCATATAGAAATACATTAGTGTCAAACGGAGAAGACTCTTCTATCGATAGAAGAATAATCGTAAGTCAGCATTCAATAAGTTTTCAAACAAAAGACAGTAATTTAGATATAGGCGTAAATTATTTTTTATATAGTGATTATCAAACGCCAAAAACTGCAAATTTTTTATTAAGTGTATAAAGAAAAATTAAATGACTATTAAAAATCCAATTCAATATACATCGAGAACATATAATTCTATTCTAAATGATATAAATGATAATGAAGAATTAAGAGATACGCCTGAATGGTGGAAAAGACTTATAGCCGGTTCACACGATGTTTTATCTATGTATGAAAACGCCATAGCTAATCAATCTTTTTTAAGAACGGCATTTACAAGACAAGCGGTTGCAGATTTATTAGCTTTAATAGATTATGAATTAAGTCCGAAAAAAACCTCTTATGGTACATTATTGTATTATCTTAATGCGGATACGGTTTCTTTTCCAAAAACCATTTTGCAAGGAAATTCCTATGCAAGATCTCAAGGGGACATTCAAATATCTTCTTTAAAATTTGAAGCAAGGTCAGATATAGTTGCTGTAGATACGTCTGAAAATTTTACAACTAACTATGCAGTTGACAATAATTTAGATGTTGTAAGGGTATATTTAACCGGTGAAAAAGTTAGAGTGAGCTCTACAAGTGTTTTGCCTGCACCATTACAAGTGAGTACAGATTATTACGTTATAAAAATATCTGACACTGAAATTAGATTAGCTAATAGTATTTTAAATGCTTATAAAAATACAGAAATAAGTTTAACTGATGATGGAACAGGGACGCACACAATACAACTTTTTTCTGTTCAAAAAATTTGTTATCAGCAAGACAGTGTAGAGCAATATGTCGCAGGTAAAAGCGATGGAATTACGTCCTGGCAAAAATTCAATTTACAAAATTTAGATATAATAAAAGAGACCATTGAAGTAACGATCAATAGTGTTAACTGGACAAGAGTTGATAGTTTGTTAGATTCTTTGGCTACGAACACACATTTTCTATTAAAATACAATACAGATAATTCTTCTTATATTTTATTTGGAAATAATACTTATGGTAAGATACCCGATAACTTTGATATTTATGTTCAATATGCCTTTGGTGGAGGGCTAAATTCTAACGTTACTGTTTTAAATAAAATTAATACATACGCCGGATCGGATACGGATGTTTTAAATGTTTCTAATGCCGCTAATTTCACTGAAGGGTCTGAAGTGGAAAATATAGAGTATGCAAAAATTATCGCCCCTATGTTATTAAAGACCAGGGATAGATTTGTAACTTCTTCGGATGGAAAGACTTTGGGTTTATCCTATGAAGGTATTGAAAGACTTAATATTATAAAAAATGCTTATGGTTCTTTAAGTAGTAAAGTTCCTATTGTTCCTTCTGGAGGCGGCAATCCTTCAACAACTTTAAAAACTGATTTTCAAGAATACTTAATAAACAGGACTTTATTAGAAGAAATGGATATTCGTGTAGTTGATCCAGTATACGAAACAATTACGCCTATTGTACAGATTAAACCTTTAAGTAGTTATCTTTTTGCTGACATTAAAGAATATGTTATGTTAATTTTTGGATTAGTTTTTTCTGAATTAACTTACGAATGTCAAAAAGATTATTGGCAAAATGGATTAGTGAGTGCAATAGATTTTATCAATAATGCTTTTAGTTTTACTTTTGGAGAATCTGACTACGATCAAATTGAAATTTTCTTAAAAGAAACTGTTCCAGTAGATTTTAATACATTTTTTCAAGAGTCTTCCGTATTCAGTGCTACACTCCCTTTGATAGAAGGCGTTGATTATTTAGAAATTACGTCACCGGCCTTTGCAGTGGAATTGGCAGAAGATGAAATTTCCACGGTTGTATTAGTGGGAACTAACTTTACGGAGATCACTTAATGCTACCTTTACCTTTTATAGATCATATTTCCGTTCTATTAAAAAACGATATTTCTTATAAAGGACAGGCTTTTATAGATAAAGTAGACGCCTTACTTTCTGAAGTATCGGCGGATATATTAGAAGAATATTTTTTAAAAAGTCCTTTAAGAATACCGGCTACATTTTTAATAGAATCAGACTACTTATTAAAAGCTGAAATAAAAAACAAAGATTCTGAATTGACTCAACGATTAAAAATAAGAGACGCCGTACAAGGACATAAAGAAAGAAGTTTATGGTTAACCGATGTCAAGCCGAGAATAGATGCTATTACAGGATTAGACGCCGTTCTTTATAGGCTTACAGATGAACAACACGATGACTGGCTTTTAATTGGAGATGAATATACCTGCCCAAGTAGTTATTACAATACTTCTTTGGGTTATGATGATATAGATGATTATTTAGGTATAAGTCTTTTAGGAAAAGGTGATGAAGGCGAAATTGCAGGAAATGTATATATAAATTGCCATGAAGGAATTTATACACCTGTTTTGACAAGTGCACAAATTTTACAAATTGTAGAAGATTTTGATAAAGATATTTGTCCAGCATACTTTAGAATTTTTTTAGGGTATGTTAATACAAGTGACGTTTTTATAATATATATTGATGGAGTTATAGAATGAGTGTAGACAAACATCATAATCACGATTACGATGGAGCAAGTCCTTCTATTCCTTTAGCAACCGGCGATCGTTATTACGCTCAAGATTTAGGGAGAGACTTTAATTTTCATAGAGATTCAATAGGACAAATTGTTAAAAGTTTAGGGGGATCTATTCCTATGCTTCTTGAAGGAGGAGAAGTGTCAAAAGGCACAGGGGACACTTTGAATATTACTCCAGGAAAAGGATGTGCTAAATTTGAAGTAACTATACCAAACGACTCCACTGTTTTACCAGCGACAATAATAGCAGCAGATTTAGAATCTGTTTTAGTAGAATGGACGCAACAAACAAATATGGCCATAGCTTCAGCCACACTGGATGGAGCAACTCCCAACTTTGTCAAAGCACGGTATAAAGAAACGGATTCAGCCACAAGGGCAAGGGCAAAAAAAGCCGGTTCTTATGTTATTGAAAAAATACCTTCCTTTGAAATAATAGTAAACTCCACATCACCTACTGATTATGATATTGTATTAGGAGAATTTGTTGGAACGGCCAGTGGAACATTTTATTTTTTATTAAAATCACAAGTACAAAAACCAATTTTTAGTTTACAAAAAATAATAGAATCTTTTTATTCAAATTGGACAATACGAGCATCGGCAGCAGATGAAAATTGGAATTCTGTTTGCTATGGAAACGGTCTTTTTGTTGCAGTGGCAGTTAGTGGCACACAAAACAGGGCAATGACATCCCCGGATGGAATTACATGGACAATACGAACAACTCCCGTAGAAGATAATAATTGGAATTCTGTTTGCTATGGAAATGGACTATTTGTTGCGGTAGCTTTTTCAGGAACACAAACACGAGCCATGACATCCCCGGATGGAATTACATGGACTACAAGAACAACTCCCGTAGAAGATAATAATTGGTACTCTGTTTGTTATGGAAACGGTCTTTTTGTTGCAGTAGCTGTATCAGGAACACAAGATAGGGTAATGACATCCCCGGATGGAATTACATGGACAATACGAACAACTCCCGTAGAAGATAATGATTATCGCTCTGTTTGCTATGGAAACGGTCTTTTTGTTGCGGTGGCTTCTACAGGAACGGGCACCAGAGTTATGACATCCCTGAACGGAATAACATGGACTACAAGAACATCGGCAGCAAATGAAGATTGGTATTCTGTTTGCTATGGAAACGGTCTTTTTGTTGCAGTGGCTAATTCTGGCACAGGAAACAGGGTAATGACATCCCCCGACGGTATCGTGTGGACTATACAAGTATCTGCTGCGAATAATGATTGGCGTTCTGTTTGTTATGGAAACGGTCTTTTTGTTGCAGTAGCAAAAAGTGGTGCAGGAAACAGAGTAATGACATCTCTCAACGGTATCGTGTGGACAGTACGAACATCAACAATAGCTAATAATTGGTATTCTGTTTGTTATGAAAACGGTCTTTTTGTTGCAGTAGCTGAAGGAACTGGAACAGGAAACAGAGTAATGACATCTTTGCAAATGACTGAGTTATAAAACTTCATACAAAGTAGGAAACAACAAACTAACTTTACCATTTTTATCAAAACTTTCAGAAAAATATTTTACAATTATTTTTTTGTTTGTAATAAGATTGGGGCGATTATACCATGTAATTCTTTGTAAATCACTTAAACCACTACCGACACTTACTACTTGACCTTTGTATAAAATTTCTATAGAACCGCAACAAGTTCTTTCTTCGCCATTTATTATTTTTTTACTTACTTTTATATCTTTAACTTTAAACGTGTCTTTTTGAAAACGTTTTACTTTTAAAAGATTATTACTTCTTTTAAAATCTGTAGCCTCATCTTTCCTTAACATAAGACCTTCCCAGTTTGAAGGTATTTTAGAAAAAATCTCTTGGAAGTGGTCTTTTGAATATATTAGTGTTTGCGGCAAAATTTTTACTGTATCCGTTTCTAATAAGTTACGTTTTAAATATAGATACTTTGTATAATAGTCATAATTTAAATGATCATCTAAATAATCTTCTCCTAAATAAAAACTTTGGATTGTATAATAATCAAATATTAAAAATTCAGGCTTTTGTATAGTATGATTTTTTCTTCTTATCTCGCTGCTAATGACTTTAAAAGAATCTTTAAAAATTTCTCCGTCTAAAATAATCCCTTTACAACCTTTCCAGGAATCTTTAAGGGTTACTTTAACTTTGTCTAAAGTAAACAGTTCTTTGCCATGTCTTGAAAAAAATTCAATTTCTCCAGACATAAAAATAAAAGCCAAACATCTAATCCCATCTACTTTTTGACTTACATACCAGTCATTTTTTTCAAAGTCATATAATCCATGTTCATATTTTTTTGCTAATGGAACATTAAATTCAGGGATTAACTTTGGCCAAGCCTTGTTAATTGTTTTAACAGAAGCACCACACTTTAATTTTTTATCCAATAACAATAAAATTAAAGTCTCGTGTTTAGAATATGTATAAATAAAATCTAAACAATAATTATATAATTTGTGTCCACTCAAATTAGAAAGATTATCGAAAAATTCTATTAAAGTGTCTTTTATAATTTGACCTTCATAGTCACTATTATCTCTATAATTTAAAAGACCTTCAGTAGTAACGTTAAATTTAATTTGTGGATCATAAACAAGTTTTAAAATTGTTCTACAAGAAGGATATTCTTGTAATATCCAAATCTTGTTTAGTGCGCCTTCACTGTTTTTTAATTTTATGGCCATATCGGTTAAGTCTTGCAATAATTCTTCAGTTGTCATTTAACCATCTCCTTTACAATTAAAATTTATTGTTTATATAAATTTGTATACATATTTATAAACCTGAGTGTTAAACATTTTAATTATTAAGTTCCTATGTTTAAAGTACTTTTTGTTAAAAAGCCGGCTTTTAGTACAAAAGGGTTAAAACATTAAGCTACCCTTTAAAAACCTATGTTTAAAGTACTTTTTGTTATTAAGTTCCTATGTATAAAAGGCTTTAAAACAACCCTGTAAATAGGTTACAGGGTTGTTTAAACTATTTACAATTTGTACTTATTTTTACCCTACCTAAATTTTTATTAAGTAATTCTCGCTGTTCTTGTTTTTCTTTTTCTGTCCATAATCTTTTTAATGGATGAGTCTTAAACCATTTCTTTAATTGAACCTCTTCTGGTTGATCTGGATCTAATCCTTTAATACCTTTTTTTATTACACTATTTCTATATAGCATGTCATACGTGAAATATTTTTCAGGATCACTACCACCCTTTGCAATTTTGCGCTGTCTTTTTATCCAGGCCAAAGTAGAACCTATTCGATTAGTGCAAATTTCTTCATTAGGATACCATATTCCAATAAAACTGGATATTTCCATAGGACATAAGGGTGCGCCGCAACTATCAAAAGATTTACATTTATCTCTTTGCAACTTTTCCATAATAAAGATTCCTTTGTTTTAAAGCAATAACATTCAAAAGAGTTTTACTTCTTTTGAATGTTATCAAGTAATTAAATTTGTTAAAAAGCTGTCGCTTGATCTTCTTGATCTTTTGCTGCGTCGATAGTAGAATAATCAGTAGTAGCATTTTTTAACATTTCTTTAGCGGGAAAAACCCAATTGTTTCTTTCTTCCTTTGTAATCAATCTTACAAATTCAGGTGTAGAGCCAATTGTAAACCAAGAACCTTTATCGTTAGATTCTTCTACAGTATCTATATTCCAAATACCCGCCCAAGAAACTCCTACCGGTTTACCTTGAACCTTCAACATTCTTAATCTTGTTGCAAAAGATTTAGCATGTTTTAAAGAAGCCGTTGACATAGGAAAAATAAATATGTCTAAAGGATTTTTTAAGTTTAAACAATAAAATTCTATTGTATCTATTATAGAATTACCTTCAGCGTCAAATTTATATAATCCATCTCTACTGGAAACTATTTCTTCCTCCTTAAATTTAGGGTAACGACCAATAAATCCACCACGATCAGGTTTCCATATAATTAAAGAATGTTCTATTTTAAGAACAATAATAGATATTTGTTCATAACATTCTTGCGTGGCTGAATTACAAAACATCCCTTCTTCTGCATTGGATATAAATTTAGGATCTGACTTTTTTAATTCTGGGCTTAATGTTTGTAAAATTCTAAGAAAAGGCGTTTTAAAGGTTTGTATATCCGTTCCTTCAAAACCAGTATCTAAATCTGTTTGCGTAAAAAGTTGAATATCTTCTGGGTTTAAAGCCACAGAAGTATCAGTTTTGTGCATAGGAGATTGTAATTTATTCCCATTTTTAATACTATCACTTTTGTTTTCAATTGGATTAAATTGTTTTTTATTCATTTTATTTTACCCTCATCTTTTTATTTTAGTTTCTTGATATTGAAAAACACTAATTCCATCCGGTATTTGTTCACCTTGACCTAACTTTTCTTGACAATACTTATTTAAAGTTTGCCAATGTATTGATGTTTTAAATTCATACGGAATTGCATTTTCTACAAGCAAGTTAATTACTTCTTTTACACGATAATCAATCTCTACACTTGTTTTGAAAAGAGCCTCAGTTTTATCAAGACCTTCACTATCTACCATATTTTTATAAACATAGTTAATAGTTTTTTGAGGAATACTGGCTTTAAGTTTATCTTGAACTATTACCTTATCCCCTGAAGAAAGTCTTATCTCGGATAAATTATACTCCCCTAATAAAGATGGAATTAAGTTTCTTGATAAGTTTTCTAAAATTTGTTTTTCTCTTTTTAAATAATCCTCCATTTTTTCTATTTCAAATTTTGTTTTTAGATAAGAATCACAAAGTTCTTGTAATTGTGATAATGTGTCTTGATTCATTGGTTCTTTTGATTCAAATAATGGTTCGTTCATAGTAACCTCTTTTTAATTTAGATTTTTTAACAGAAAAATTTTTCCCTCCTTAATAAATTTTATATTTTTAATCTTTCAAAAAAGACTTCTTTCTGACAATTTAATTCAGACTCAAGATACGTTTCTCTTGGCATTAAAAAATAAGTTTTGTTGACATACTTCAAGGCTAAATAAATATTATCGTTACCAAATAAATTTTGGTATTTTATCCAGGCTAATTGGCCAAGACGCCATTGTGGTTTTACGAGTTTTGATCTTTTACCAAGACACTTTAACTCTATCCATAAAACTTTATTATCTCGTGCAACATAAATATCTGGCAGTCCGAATAATTCCACTCTACAAAAAGCTACTCTTCTTTTTTTAAGTAAAGGTTTTATTTCATTTTGATAAAATTCTGATTCTGTCATATTTCAAGGTCTCTCATAAAAACTTCTTTTGGTTTTTCTCTAAAATAATTTATTAAATTTTCTTTATTTTTTAACACTTGATAAATCCTTTCATCCACTGTATTTTTACAGAGTAAATCTTTATACAAAACTTTATTAGTTTGTCCAATACGATGACTTCTATCTTCGGCTTGTAATCTTGAATCAGCTTTAAAAGAATTACTGTAGAAATAATGTAAAGTCGCTATTTGTAAATTAAGGCCTTCTCCACCTTTTAAAGGGTTACTGACAAGAATTTGAAAATCTTTATTTTGAAAATCTTTAATAATAGAAAATTCACTACCTCCATAATATTTTTCACAAGTGTAATTATTTTTAACCAATTCATTATAAATTAAATCTATTTCTCCTCTAAACCTTGCCCAAACAATAATAGAAGTTTGATTAGAAACTTCTTCTAAATCTTCAAGTAAAATTTTTATTTTACAACTATTTTCTATAACTTGATAATTAAAGTTTTTATCTTTATGATGAATCATATCTATTTCTTCAAAAGGAAATAATCCACCTGTAATCATCTGTAATCTTAAAAACATAACTAACTTTTGTGTGACAGTTATCTCTTTATCTATATATGTTGCGGTCATAGTTTTCTTTAAAGATGTGTAAATATCTTTTTGTTCTTTGTCCATAGTGCAATATAATTTCTCATAAACTTTATCAGGTAAATCCAAACAATCTTTTTTCTTAACAAAAAAAGTAATTTTACTAATTTTTTCTTTTAATTTATCAAGATTTTTATAACCTGAATAAGTATCCATATTAGAAATTTGCATTATGTCTTTTGTCTTTAACCCTGAATATAAAGCCAACTTTTCCACGTCGATGGGTGTCAGTTTTTCTATTTGTTTTAATTTAGATTTAACAACAGCAAAACTTTTTTCGTCTAAAACAGTAGTGTATTTTCGACCTTCGGTTGTAGCTTTTTGAATCATAATTCCATAGTGATGGGTAAAGAAAAAATAATCCATCTTAAAAAAATCTTGCTGCAAAAATTCAAATTGACTCCATAAATCAAAAGGGTTATTTGGTGTTGGCGTGCCTGTCAATATAGCTTTATACTTTGTTTGTAAAAACAAGTCTAAAATTTTATTTGTTCTTTTCGCGCCGTTACGTTTTCCCCTCGTTTTTCTTCTACCATTCTTTATACGAGTGCTTTCGTCAATAACAACAAATATTTTTCTATATTGAATTAGTTGATTTATATAGAGATCAATAGATTCACTTTGAAACGCTTCTACATTAACTGAAAAAACAAATAATTTTTCTTTATTTTTTGTTAAGTTAGCAAAAAGCAACCGGTCTCTTTTTGTTTTAGCTCCATTCCAAGTATACCCGCTCCATTGTTCTAATGGATAATGCGCTTCAAATTGTTCATCTACCCATTGAGACTTGACTGCATTTGGACTTATAATAATAACACAATCTATATTAGATTGTTGCCATAAATAAAAAACCTTTTCTATAATTACTTTGCTTTTTCCAGTTCCCATTTCCATAAATAAGGCAAATTGATCTTTATCTTTAATAAAAGTGAAACATTCTTTTTGATGATCGTATAAGTCTGGAACAATTTTCATAATCGTTTCCTCCTTTTTCTTTATAGACAATCTATATTTAATTTAGGTTATATGTTTGAATTAAGAGGCAAACATAACCAATATTTATGTTGTTCATTAATACGTTCATAAGGTTTTTCATGATTAATAGTCCATCGTGTCTCTGCGCCCATCAAAGGATAATCCGCGCCTGTTAATGCATATTCAGTTACCATTTTACCTTCGTTTAAATTTCCAAAAAAATCACCTTCTGGAGCTGAGTAACTACTATACACTTTTAATTGATCATGATGTTTAGCTTTTATAACCGCCCAAACCTCTACAGATGTGGGTATTGTTTTGTATTCACACATTTTATATACACCTTATTCATTATTTTTTCTTAATATAAGCAATATTTTTCTCTGTAAACATCCCAAAGATTTAAAGATTTTAAATTTTGAAAACACTGTTCCACAGTCTCTATAACTTCTTTCTCCAAAGATTTTTGATCTACAACTATAAAACTTTCTTTATAAACATTTTTAATTTTAGGGAAAAGTTCCCATTCAACTATAATGTACGCAAACTTTTCTGCTTTGGTGATATAGCAATAAAGTTTATGCTGAAAACCGTTTAAATATTTTCCCGTTTTGTAAGACGCAGTAGTTTTAATGTCTTTAATAACAGGTAATTTGATGGCGTCGAATTTTCCATAAAGATAACAATTTTCATGTGCTATTTCTAAATTGACGCCTCTCTTTTGATAGAAGGAAAAGCCCTTCACTTCTTTACAAACTTTTTGAAAAGATTCTGAGCCTTTTAAATTGGTATCATTAGCACGCTTGTAAACCATTTTTTCAAATTCTACACCTTGTCTTGCAGGTTCTGGAAAAGGTGTAGGTGTTCTACTTAACATATTATATAAATCAATATGTGCTTGTTCTGACCAAGTTATTACACCATTTCCGCCTCGCTCTGGAGCAATTACAGTGTTTGGTGCAGTAAAACGCCAATCTATACTGGACACCAACGCCTGTGTAATTAAACAAGATTTTTCTTTTTTCATAGTAACACTCCTTTTTTATTAGTATTAAAATTCCAAGGGTGTTAACTCTCCCCAGGACGGACCTACTTCACAACTCACTATTATGGGAACTTGTAATTTAACACAATTTTCCATTACATTTTTTAACGCTAAACTTGCCTCGTCACCTGCTTTGGTATTGGGTTTACTGCAATCCAACTCATCATGAACAGTTAAATGTGGTGCGAGTACATTGAATATACCTTGTTTGTAAGCGTCTACCATAGCTTTCTTCATTAAGTCTGCTGCACTCCCCTGTATTAAACGATTAAACATAACATAAGCCTTATCCCTTGACGGCAAACGGGCTTTTCTTTTTAATATGGTTTGAATATAACCTTTTCTTTTTGCTTTTAAAGCTACTCGAGAAGATGTTTCTTTTATAAAGGGAACTTTTTTATGATAAGTTTGATAAACTGCATAGGCTTCTTCTAAATTCCAAGCATAAAGACTGGCCATTTTTTGATAACCCATTCCATAAGCTGTTCCAAAATTTAAACGCTTAATGTCTGTTCTTTTAGCGATCCCGGTCATTTCACCTAATTCAGTGTGATAGTCTGTATTTGGATCTTTTAAATATCTGGACCTAATATCATCAGCACCTTGGCCTATAGCATAATGAGCTATTAAACGATATTCTATTTGATTCCAATCATATCTTATCCAGTCACAATTTTCTTTTGGAACAAATAATTTTCTGACAACTAAACCATTTAAAATTTCGCTGTCAGAATGAATATACTCATCTTCATTTTTACCACTAACTTGTTGCAGATTAGGGTTAGAAGAAGAAAATCTTCCACTTACAGTTCCATAATTATCACTTCTTAAAGGGTTGAAATTACAGTGTATTTTTTCATCACAAAGTAATTCCGGGTAGGGTATAATAAACATATTTAATAGAGTGGTTATATGCCTTGCCTCTAAAATCTTTTTAGCAAAGTTATTATTTAAATTTGATAATGTCGCCTTATCAAATTTTGGATTGCCTCTCATAATACCTTTTTGCATCATCAAATCAGTAGGTTCTCCATAGACAATAGGCAGGCCTAACTTACTAAAAAGTGACGCTAATTGCTTTCCACTGTTTACATTTATATCAAATCCCGCTAAAGTATTTAATTCTTGTTGCAAGTCATAAGCTATATCTGATAATTCTAAACCTGCTTTCAGTAATTTATCTTTGTCAAGATACACACCTTCCCTTCTCATCTGTAATAATAATGGGTATAGGTCCATTTCTAATTTATATATATCTTCTAAACCTTCCTTCTTCAATAAAGGTTTTTGTTTTTGAAAGATTTGAAACGTCAGTTGCGCATCCAGAGCAGCATATTTTTCTACTATGTAAGCCGGCATGCGCCATAAATTTTTAGTTGTATCTTTCCACTCCATTTTTTTACTATATTCTTTTAATTCAGTATCAAATTTTATTTTACCCAAGTAAGTTTGTGATAAATTATTTAAAGAATAAGATTTTTTATATTCGTCTAACAAGGGTTCGGCTATTTGAACATCCTCAAAAGAACCATTAACCGTTAAATTCTCAAAATTGATAAACCAATCCAAATCATAAAGACCATTAGCAAAGATTTTAGAATTGTAATTTTGTAATTGTTCTGTAATATACTTTAAATTTTTTTCCTTTTGTTCTGGTTCAGTGTCCTGATGATTAATAGGATAATATTCTGCTAAACGACCATTAGAAAATGATACACCTAAGATATAACCGTCCTTTCTAAAAACTCCATTACCTTTTTCTTTTAAAAAAGGATCTTTAGTTTCAATGTCTATGGCTATGTTTTCTTTGTCATAATTATAATAAGTTAAAATCATAATATGTTCTCCATATAGTAATTTTTTTGATAAATAAGAATTTTATTTTTCCATTTAAAATAATTTGTTTTATATTCTTCCTCATAAATAATAAGTGGTATCTTAAAATGAACCATGTATTTTATACACTGATCGCAAGGACCATGAGTGGTAAGCATAAAACAATCTGAAAAATATGAATTGGATGTAAAAATATTTTGTTTTTCTAATGCATCAAAAATAGCCCGGACTTCTCCATGTATCGACCAGCACCCATCCTGAGTCCATGTATACGTTTTTCTTACACAAACTTTGCAAGGTGTGTCAGGCATGCCACAACCCTTTCCTAAAATAACGCCAGAATCAAAAGACACTAATAAAGCACCAACCTTCTTTTTTAAACAAGTTGATTCTTCAGCTTGTAACCAAGTTTCTTTAAATAATTTATTTAAATTTAACATGTTTTTATTTCTGTAATAAAGGTTTTATAATATATTCATTAAATAAATCTTTTTGATGTGTAAAAATAACATCCGTATTCGTATTTATTATATTACGAGCAGAAACAAAATTTCTTTGATATAAATGCAAACTTCCTGCTTGATGAAAATAATTACCCAACATTATTTTATAATCCTTTATTTCTTGATTATATTCTATAAGCATTTTATTTTGAATTAAAACAAAAAAAGGAACATCATAAGGTATTCCAAACCAAATATCAGAAGAACGCATTTTTACAAATAAATTTAATTTAAAATCTCTAATAAAGAATTGCAAATACATTGTACAAGGATTATCATTTGATTTAAAAGCGTTTTCTTTACTATAAATTGTCATTACTGCTTTCTTACTATCTGAATTTTTTAACAACATATCTTTTGCATATTCAAATTGAGTGTAATTATGTAAATTTCTATCATGTAATAAAAGTTTTCCATAATTACTGTTAACACTTCTATCATCGTCGGTTACATTTTCCCAGAACTTCGCATACTTAACTATATCTTTAAGAAAAGGACTACCACTTAAATAGAACTCAATCTCCCCTTTTAAATAATCGAAAGACATATTTCTTATTGTAGCAAAACAATTTATAGGATTTTTCAATACAAAGGAAATATTTATAAACTCATTGATGAGGTCGCCTTTTTTAGTTGTGGACATATATTCAGATTCGTACAATAAAGATTTTAATAATTCATAATAAATGTCATTTAAATTATTTTTAACTAAATCCATTCCTCTACTCCTGTCGCTATATTTAATTTTTTTAATTGCGTTATTAAATCAAACACAATTTTTTTATAATACAGGAAAATATTTTCAAAAAAACGGTTGCCGCTAAACATTTCAACTTTACAATAAAGAAAAGCCTCTAATGCATCAGCAAGTTTAAATATAATCACTTGATCCTTACTCAAAATAAATTCTATTTCTTTATCCGTATAGCAACGTAAATTTTTAGGAACAGTATTTTTTTCTATTGTAGCCCAAGCCTTTTCAATCACTTTAAGTTTATTTTTTATTTTTTTATTATAATCCCCTGTATAAACTTCTATAAAATCATGTTGCAAAACAAAAAATAATTCTTCAGATGTGACTTCTATATTTGCATTTTTACATAACAAATAAAACAAAGTTCCAACGCCGTAATTGTGACTTGCTAAATCTTGTGGATGCAATACAGTCTCCATACTAAATCTTTTAATGTTTCTTAACGCGACATTTTTGTGTAAGTAATCTTGTAATTCCATAACTTATCTCCTTAATATATTTAAAATATGTTTTGGTAAAAGTTTAATTTTTTCATGGTATTCTATTAAATTAAAATATAGAGGTTCTTTTATATTTATAACACTAATTTCACTTATAGTATCTAGACATTCTTCATAAAAATATTCTTTTCCCCAATAAGGATAAAGTCCTACTCTTAAACTTTTGGTATTACATAAAAAGCAAGGTAGTAAATTTTTTCTTAAACCATTTCTAAGAAGAAGTCTGAGTTGTTGAAATTTTTCACCTTGCCAAATCTCAATAGTACTTTGTTCATTACAATTTCCTAATATTGTAGTTTTTGCTCCATCATGACAACAAATAAGAACGTCTCCATTATAAAGAATAGTCATATATTTATAAGGTTCAGCACATCTTTTAACAATAGGAAAATCTTTTAACTTATCTAAAAATAGTTTAGACCATTGTTTTAATGGTAGATTCCCTCCCCAATTATGAGGATTTTTTGTAATGTTTTTTGGAGCGTTAAAAGCCATTCTTCTATCTCCCCAAAGAAGTACTTTTACAGTACCACTTTTATAAGAATGTGGTAGAGAATTTTCTATTTCGTAATTGCTAATGACAATATTTTCTGTAGTTAATTTTTTAGAAAACTTTATTAAATTCTCTTGAAACCAATTATAAGAAGTTTCATTGTATAAATCTATTTGTAGAAAATTTATTCCAGATTTAAAAATACTTAAAATATTTTCAAATCCTATTTTTTTATAAATTTCTCCATTTGTTATCATATACAATTGAACATGGGGAAAAACCTTTTTTACTTTTTCTACAAATAAATTTAATTTTGGATGAAGTGAAGGTTCTCCATGTAAAGCAAATTCAATTCTTTTTACTTTATTAGTTAGTCCATTTAAAATATTATTAAGCGTTTCTATTGTCATAAATTGAATTGTATCTTTAGTGACACCACAAAAAGAACAATTTAAATTACATCCTTTTACGATTTCTAATCTCACTTGATTAGGTTCATCAAACACTAATAAATGTTTTTTTCGTAGTTGAAAAACTATTTCTTTATTGGGTATCATTTAGAACTCCATTATATTTTCTATGTTTGATCCTATTTTCACCATTCATAAAGTTTTTATATTTGACATATTTTTGAAATTCACAAAGCCAATGTTCAACTTCTCTCATTGTAATAATTTTCTTTGGAAACTCTTTTTTAAATCTTTTTTCCATAGCTTTAAAGATTATAGGTGTGTATTCTGACCAAAGTTTTAAATTTATTTTTTTAATACAACCATGTAAAAGTAAACTTAATCCTTTTCGCGCTCCTGGACCAGGATTGGCCCATGTTAATTTATCGGTAGGGTTAAAGTGATTTGAATATTCTAAATCGCAAGCATATTCATAAGCCATAAATCCACCTACTCCTGGAAATTGTTTTAAATAATCTACCAAACTTTCTAAAGAATTTTTCCGAATTTGTTTTTCCATAGCTCCATTCATTTTAATAGCTTTAATTAAATGAAAGGGGACCTTGTAAGTATCTGTCCAACCACCAACTATCCTGGGATTTCTTATAAAACAACTTGAAAATAATCTTTCCCCTCTTGCTTTTTTGTTACACAAAAAAGATTGTATGCCTTGTAAGTCATATAAATTACAAGTTTTTTGAATTTCAAGAAAAAGGTTCATTGTAGATATAAACCTAAACAATATAATTAAATCCCATCTTTCTTGAACTTCAACAATGGGTATAATATTTTCTATAATCCATTTACTACATTTATCATATTGACGAAATACGTTACAAAAGAAAAATTGTTTATACACTTCATCAGTAGTCCATGGTTTTTGTACACCTCGTTCTTTATTTATATAAATATTATGACGTTCTATGGCGGTGTTTAAAAATTTATATAAATTTTTTTCAAATTCATCTTGATTTATTTCTTCTACCATATTATTCTCCTATAAGTTTTAAACCTTCACTTTTAGGAAGGTAAGGCAATTCATTTGCCTTTAAAAATTTTTTCCAAGATATTCTACAATCTAATCTACGTTCTTTCCAATGCCCATCATCTTTTACTTTTAATTTAACATAATTCGAAAAACTTTTTGTTAATTCCCGCGCAGCATTATTTTGAATTTCTATTGTTCTCGTAACACTGCACCCACCTCTAATATTGCTCCCCATATCTTCTACGGCATATCTACAATTACTTAAGGAACGATATCCTTTATTTAATAAAGAAAGTTGTAAATATCTGTCTTCCATGATTGGTGAATTTAATCCATTGGCGAAGATTTTTTCTTTTTTTATAATTGGTATACAGTAACATGCAAAACGAATAATAGGAATATTTTTTGGAAAAGTATATTTTAATCCAAAGCTTCCTTGTTTTAATGGTAATCCAATAAGAGGATACTTTTCTCCACATAATTGAAGAGATTCATATAAAATTTTATCTACTATATTTCTTTTTACAATTTCTTCAAATTTAGAAGTGTATTTAGAAGACAAATTTTCATCCCTATAGTGAAAAGAAACATCATCATCTATTACAACAGCATATTTTATTTCTTTTTGTATACAAAAATCTATTATGGCTTGTCTTTTATCTGCAATAGAAGAACTATTTAAAACTGTTAAAATTTTTCCAGCATAACCAACAGAATAATAATCATCAATTTCTTTTTCTCGTAAAACTAATTTGAATGGATATTGAGGATTTTCTTTTGATATGTATCTCCAAACACCTATTCTTTTTTCTATAAAATCTTTTCTTGCTCTTGAAGGAACAAATATACAATAATTAAATTCTGATAATAATTTTTTCATTATAAAGAAATACCTCCATTTTTAAGAATTCGTAAACCTTCTTTTTTTGGTATATACTTTAATTCTTTATATCGTAAAAATCTTTTCCAATGTACAGTATTATCCAAACGTGGTTTTTTCCAATAATTTATAGCCGTATTTTTCTTTACTAAAGAAACGTAATTAGGAAAGGCTTGCTGCAATTTTTTTGCAGCTTCGTTATGAAGAAATTCAATTCTTTCTTTTTCAAAATCTTGACAACCACCTTTTCTACCAATTCCGCCATCGTCTACGGCATATCTACAATTAATCAAAGTATTGTATCCTTTACTCAATAAAGCTATGTTAATATATCTATCACTCATAAATTGAGTCTTGAGTCCTCTAAAATCTAAATTTTCTTTTTGTAAAGTTGGAATATAAATACAAATATATTGCATAACAAAAGAATTTTTTTCAAACATAAAACTTTTAGTAAAACTTCCAAATTTTAAGGCAACTCCACCTATGGGATATTGTTCATTACATAAAAGAATACTTTCTAAAAGTAACTTATTAAGACTATCTTTTTCCATAAACTTTTCATAATTAGAACAATATTTAGAAGCCAAATTTTTATCTCTATAGAACAAAGTTATATCATCGTCAAGCATAAATAAATATTCTATATTACGAGAAACACAATAATCTACCATAAATTGTCTCTTGTCTGGAAGTAAAAAATTATTTGGAACAAGTTCAATATTTTCTTTTGGAAAACTTTTTTCATAACTTTTTAGTTCTATTTCTCTAATAAATAATTTAATTGGATAAAAGGACTCTTTTGGATCAAAATATCGCCAAAGACCTTTTCTATTTGTGATTAAATAAGATCTATTTCTTGTTGCTACTCCAATCAAATAATTTTTATTTTGTAACTTTTTATAAACTTCACTCACAATTATAAGCCTCCTTTATTATTGAATCATAACCAAATTTAGATTTAGAATCTATAATATATAAATTCTTTTTTGTCCTTGTTAACGCAACATAAATACATCTTAACTCAGAATCATAATCCTCCTCACTTTTATTTAACGTTTCATACACTCTTTTAGTTATATCTAAAGTAAATATAACATTGTCTGCCTCTCCACCTTTAACGCCATGTATTGTAGAGACACGTATTTTACAGTTATGTATATCTGTAAGTGTGACATTGTTATTAAACAAATTAAAATAATAATCCTTTTCTTCAATAGTAAGAGCAAAGGCTTTATTCCATGAAGCACCTTTGACTCTATCTTTTTTCAAGTAGGGTAATAATTTTAATTCTCTATCCACGGCAAATACATCTCTTTTTCTTAAATTTTCATACAGTAAAATAGCTTTATATAAAGCTATACTTACACTAATTTTATTCTTATAAAAAAATACAACTCCAAGATTCATAAGGTGACTTTTAAATTGATTTAAGTGATAAGTATTTCTTGACAAAAAATAATAACTTTCTTCATTATTTATTTGTACTTGTTTAAAGTCATTATAAAATAAAAGTACTCCTCCATTAGATGCAGGAGAAAAGTTTTTTTCAATTTTATAGTTAATTTGTTTAGAAATACCTTTGGCTATTTTTAAAATATTACTTTTCAGTCTATAAGATTTATCTAAAATTTCTATAGATCTGCTTATTTTAGATAACTGTAAAAAATGATGTACATCAGCGCCGTTCCATTCATAAATAGCCTGATCATCATCTCCACCAACATAAACTTTATTGCAATTCTTAAAAGCTGTATCACAAAAACGCCATTGTAAAGTAGTTAAATCTTGTGCTTCGTCTATAAAAACAACTTTCACTGGAATAGTTAAATTTCTCTGCACAAAGTTTAACAGTAAATCGTCAAAATCAAGTATACCTATTTCTTTTTTATACCTCGCATAATTTTCTTTTACCCATGAAAACTTTTTACCTTCCAAATCTAAATCTTTGATTTGGTTAGCTTTAGCAGGGTTATTTTTTTCAAGGGAACAAAAGAATAAATATTTGTCGTCTTTACTATTTATAAAATCTTCTGTAAAGTATCCAGCAAACGACATACCCAACGCCTGCCCAAATTTCTTATAGTCTTTTTTAGATATCATTTCATACTTACTTACATTTAATTCCCTAAATGCTAAAGAATGTAATGTTCTGAAATAAGGAAAGTTTTTTTCTGTAAGATTAAATTTTTGTATAGCCCTATCCCTGCCCTCATAGCAACCTTTTTTTGTGAAAGAGACAAAGGCTATTTCTTCTGGGGGCAACCCAACCTGTAATAAACTCTCTAATAAAAAAAGGAGTCGGGTAGTCTTTCCGCATCCTGGTGCGCCAAAAATCATATTTACATTAGTCATTTTAGTCTCTTTAACATAACGTCTTTTTTAGTTTCTTTAAGTTCTTTTTCTAAACGTGTACTTATTTTTCTATGATGAAAACATATCACTAAAAAAATAATTACAGCAAGAATTGTACTTGTATAAATTGTAATGTACAATAAATATTCATTCATTTTATAATCGTCCATTTTATAATCTCCTTTATTAGAATTGTTCTTCGTTAGAAAAAACAGGATCGATAAACTTATCATCGGCTAATTGATCCAAAGTTTTTTTATATAAGCATGCTATTCTCATGTGCTTATTATCTTCTGTTCTTATAGTTTTGGAAAAACCTTTTAATTCTCGTAAAGCTCCATGAGTGTCTTGCGGCGACATAAATCTAAATTGTTTGTCGTTATACAAAAACCGAATAAAATCTTTTATCCGGAAGTAATAAATCTCATTTTCAGATTCAAAGTAGGCCCTCCCCATAGCAATATGAGACTTTTTTTGTGCCATAATACGACCAGTTAAAAATTCTAATAGATAAATTTTAAATAATACAAAGGCCGATGTATCGTCCTCGTCACTAACTTCTACAATTTTCATTTCTTTTAAAAATTGATTTAAAATTTTAAGCCATTCAAATTGTTTTAACTTTGAAGGCACAACTCTTAATTCTCGCATACAAAGTCTTAAAACTGCATCCTGTTTAATTATCTCGTCTTCTGATTTAAACCTTACTTTAGACCATGGATCTGCGCTCTGTGGCCTTATATTCCATTCATAGTATGGTGGTTTTGTTTTATACTGATAAAGTTGACCAAATTCTACAGAAGAAAAGTAACCTTCGTCTTTACCTATACCGAACTCTCTTTGTTTACAAATACCTCTATGACAAAAAGATAAACAAGGATCTTCTTTACATTTATAAATATAATCTTTTTTTCTTAAAGAATTTAAAATAGTTGTTTCAATCTCTTTAACAGGTAAAGGAAAGTTCAATGTTTCATTTACCTCTTTTAAATTAAATTCAAATAAGTCTTCATTCTTCTTTTTTAAATAAACGCCAAAGGAAAATAAAAAATTGTTTCTACCTGAATCTTCATTTAATGAATTCAAAATATAAATTTTTTGCAGACAAGGTGGCGCATCATTAAAATTTAATTCGTCAATAAATTTCTCTAAATTTTCTAAAGTTGTTCTTTTTTCTTTTATTAGTGATAAAGCCTCGTTTAAAGATAATGCTTTATCATTTTGAATAGCATATTGTTGAGTGTTTTGTACATTATAATAAGGTAAATTTATCCAATTCCCAACTGCATTTTCTTTTTTATTAAGAAAAGTTTGTTTTGGGAAAATTTCTAAACGAGATTTTTTCTTTTCCTTTACTAAAGAATCTATAGAAAGCAAAAAAGCCAATTTTTGCATGAATTCTATAACTTTTTGCACATTAGATTCTGGAGATTTAAAAAACAAATAAAGATGTAATCCACCACTTTTACTACGAAAAGGAACAAGAGGGAAATTTCCTCGTTCTATTCCCTGAATGTACAAAGTGTAATCTACATCATACAGATCGATGTCCATAACAAAAAAAGAACTTTTATTATTTTCATCTAAAGGGATGACGCCGAGCCCTTTTATTCCTTCCAAGTGGTTTTGGTAATTTTTAATGGTGATTAACTGATTAGTCGCCGTTTTGCCTACACCTTCCGTCTTTTTCTTTGAATTTATTTTATTAAAATTATAAGTGAACTCTCCAAAATTGTGCTGTGAACCTGAAAAATAATTTTTAAATTCTTGCACTTGGATTTGGTTGAGATTCACTTATCATAAACCTCCTCCGTTTTTTGAAGTTCTCCATTTTCTAAACGATATTTTTCTACGATGCCATTTATGTTAAAAGGATTTTTTCCTCTAAGTAAAAAAGGAAATTCTAACAGTTCTTTTGCAGGGATAAAAGCCGTTTTTCCAAAGTAAGCTACACGAAGTTTTCTTAATTTATTTCCTTTATTGAATAAATGGCGAACATTCGCTTCTGATCTATTAACTAAATAAGCAAAATCTCTTAGGGAGAAGTATTCTTCTCCCTCTATATTGATGGAAGTAATAACCTCCTTCTTTTTTATTTCCATATCAATTCTCCATATCTAAATTTTGTTTTAATTCTCTTTGTGTACTAAATATCTTATAGTGATTAACTTTTGATAAACGTCTAATAAAAATATAATACATAAGTTTTTTAAAATTTTTTTCTAAAGTGTAACAAAATGTCTCGCCATTTTTTTTAATATATAAGGCTAAAAAAGACTTATCCACATAATATTTTTTTGGTAAAGTAAAATTTTCTTTTAGATAATCTTGTCGACTATACGTAAAAGACTTATTCACTAATGTCATAAAAACAGGAGCTTTCTTTTTTGACAAAACAAATATTTTATCAAAGTAATAACAAACACTAATATTATTTTTCTTACATTCTTGTAAAATATAATTTGCTTGACCTTCGTGCCACCATTTTTCTGGCCTATAAGACCATGTTTTATTGGTAATTTCTTCAGGCTTCATACTACCTCCTTATTTTAGTAAATTCGTCAGGCAATAATTTTATTTTCATATTATTTTCTCCTTCTTTATTTGTTTATGCTTGAAATCTACAAGTTCGATTTCGTCAAAACAACCCTTTAATTTTCCCATCGTTGAAAACAATTGATCGGAAGTAAAGATAAGTTTGTTTTTGACAAATTCTAATCTTTCTTTTAATTTCATATATTGTTGATGTTCTTTTTCTATTACTAAAAGACGCTTTTTGAAATCATTTATTTCTTTCGCCTTTTGTTTGAGAATCCTTAAATTCTTCTGCTCTTGCAAATCAAGGCTGTCTTTTAATTCTCTTGCAAAATCCAACTTTATGCCTTCTAAAGCTATTTTATATTTTTTAGTATAAAATTTTTGGGCTTTATTCCATTCTTTTTGTTGAATTTTGCTTTTTATTTTTGATAATTTACGGGATAAACTTTTCATTTTAAGATTTTAATCTGGCTTTATCTACTTCAAACTGACTTTTTTTAAGTATTTCATTAAATTTTTTTGAAACCAATGATATATCACCATATTCTTCTTCAATTTCTTTTAAAATCTCAGTATCTGGAGTATTAATGATATTCTCAACTAATTCATCCATAAGACGTTCCAATTTCATCCTTAATTCGTTTTGTTCATTGTTCATATTAAATTTGTTTTTTGTCATAATTTTTCTCCTTTTTTAATTTATTAAAAAGAATTTGTAAATATTCCATAATCGCTTCAATTTCTATCCTGTCATAACAATTTTCGCAAATATCTTTGTCAAGTAGAATCAATCTTGTTTGTATATTGACATAAGCATTATTTGACACTTTGAATTCTTTTTCCCGTTTCTCTTTTGTTGTATAATCTATTTCATTTCCGCAAATATCACATTTTATAAATTTCATGTTTTCACCTCCAGTTTTTATTACTTCATCCTTTGTCCTCTATCTTTTTAATGGCCCAAAACCTGTTTTTTTGGCTAACTCTTCAAAATCTAAAATATCAGCTTCAGGTTCACGAGGAATTTGTTTTCCATACAGCCTTATATTATGCCGAATTTTCTTTCTTTTGAGTTCTTTGCGGTGTTTTCTTTGGGCTCTTTTATCCATTTTTTTAATTCCTCCTTTTATTTTAAAACCTGTACATTTTCCATGCCTCATCTGAGCACGGAACTAATTTACGAATTATTGTTTCGGTAAATGCTTTGTCACCACAACGCTTGATATAGTCGTAATCATAATGAACAAGACCATAATATAAAGCCCAATCTTCTGCCCCTCCTCGCACCGCTACCCATTTTAAATCTCCATTTCTCCAGAATTCAGGAATAAAGCTTTGCCCTTTTGCAATAATTTGCCCTGGCTCCATTTCCTTTAAATCTGTAAGCGTTAATTTTTTAGTAACCGGTTTAACTGTTTCTTGATTTTTCATACTATACTCCTTTTTTTATTTTTACAAAACTCAATCAACCACTTACTTGCAGCATTTCCCATAACAACATGATTATATTCACCATTTATATCCTCAAGCCATATTTCAACTCCAAAATTATATCTTTTAGCACATACACCTGAGCCGAGATAAGTTCTTTTTGATGGGCAAATTCCATTTTCCCAGTTATTATAAAACTTGATGAATTGCCTTATTACAAAGCTATTCATATAAATAAAATTGTACTCGCCTGTTTCATTATCAATCCAAATTTTGATTTCAGAATCTAATTTTTTAACATATACACTATTACCTAAATAAATAGACGCCATTTTATTCTCCTTTAATTTTATTTTTAATTAGCGCACAATAATAGTACTTCACGATAAAAAATAAATTTATATATATAAAATCGGTTCAACAATAAATCTAAATCGACTATTTGGTTTATCGAGGGATCATAAAATTTACCCTCTGCAAAACAAAGAGCATGGCCCCGTATTAGATCATTTTTACCTCTTAACAAAATAAGATGTGAATCAATATTTAATTTTTCATGTAACAAGTACATAAAAAATATAGCATAATCTTCACAATCTCCTGTCTTTAAAAAATAACTTTCTTCAGGAGATTGCCAGTAATCTTCTTGATGATGTATTTCTTTATCTGACTTATAAGTTAGATAGTCATATACAAAATGTAAAGCATCTTCGGATGAAGTTACTTCAATAATATTTAAAAAAGCGTAATTATTCTCTTCATCATAAGCTTCATAGCAACCAAAAAGCAATAAACATAAAGCAATAAGAAATTTCATAATATTACTCCTTTTAAATTAAGGGATACTCCTTTTCAAGAGACAATTTTTCAGCCATTTTTTTCATATTTGAAGCGGACAAAAGTTTATAGCCATACCCATGTCCTGCGAGATCAGTATACAAGTGATTATCATGTTCTGCTTTTAATCCAAGTACAGGATGAGAATACAATACCCATCCAGAATAACAATTTTCTCTTCTATAAGTGTAAAAAACGGTTATTCTATCCCAACCAGTAATAAAAAATGGATGTTTAATTGTTTCCCATGTTTCAAGACCATTTTCCGTTTTTATTAAGGGCGGAAGAACAAATTTATATTTACCTTTAAAAGTGTGACAACAAATATACTTATTACAAATATCAATAAATTTAATCCCTTGTTGTACCATAAAATCAATTGTTTCATCTGATGTGCATTTGTTATCCCAAATATTTTGTACTTGTTTATTTAGATACATTTTTCGTTCTCCTTTTATTATAATTTTTTATTGTTTACATAAAAAAGGGGAATACCTATGAAAGATATTCTCCTTTAAATATTAAAAATCTAAAGTTGTTTTTTGACGATATACCAAATACGAACTAAAAAATTTAGTCTGTATTTTATATAAAAATCGCCATACTTTAGAAGTTCTTCTTCTTTCCATTTCGCGATTAAAAGCGAGCTTTCTTTTTCTTTTTATTTTCACTTCTTTATCTCTTTTCTTTCTTTCATTCTCCATTACTTGAATTTGATTAGTGATACTTTTTGGGCCAAAAGTATCTTCTAACCATTTTTCAGTTGGTGCATCTACTCCAGCTTTCAACTTGTCTAATTCCAGGGCAAGAGCTCCAGAATATTTTTTAAAATCATTCATATTTTCTTCTCCTTTTTTATAATCACTCACTCCTGTTATCTCAAAGTAAGATAACAATAAAAACTAAACACTTACTTCATATACTTTTCCAAATAATTCTATCTTTTCTATTTCTCCAGATGGTTGCATTAAAAGATAGTTTTCTCTTCCTTCCCTCGACCAGTGCCGTTTTTGTCTTTCTGGTAACTCATCGTAAGTGAGAAAATAATTAGGTGTCTTTTTTCTTTCATGTGACTTCATAGCTTTTCTCCTTTTATTATATTTTTATTTTTATTATTATTATAATTTATATATTGTATATAAGTATACAAATACTATTATAGTAAGTAAAGAACTTTTTTAAAAAAGTATAAAAAATACAAAAAATATGCCTGTATATAAAAGACTAAATGGTTATTAAAATTATAGTGTTTAAAAAATGAAAATTGTATATAACTTTATACAAAATTTAGTAATCATTTTTAGAAAATCCTTTTGTATATACAAATTTGTAAAAAAGGATTTAATAAGTATACATAATAAAGATTTTATATATTAAAAAGCACGCACTAAAGGGTAGTTTTATAACTTGTACTAGTGTTAACAAGCATTTGTGTCTTTTTGTGTTTTGTATATACAATTTTGTTATATTAACATTAAATTAGTGTTTCGTTTTGCTATGTCCTGTCGGGCTTATTGCGATTTGTTACTGTTTTTAAGTGCTGTTATTACGGTTTTTTGTCAAAATCGGCGTTTGTAACCTACCCTGTAACCTAGTGTTAACAGTGTTAACAAGCCGTTTCGTTTTGTTACGCCCTGTCGGGCTTATCGTATCTTGTTAACAATGTTAACACTGTTAACACTCGTATATTTTTTTGTTAGTAAGGGCTAAAGTGGTATTTGAAATATGTAGTGTTAACAGTGTTAACATTGTTAACAAATACAAAATAACGCCTTATATAGCGCCAGGGCAAGGGTTAAGCAATTTAAGTTGTTAACACACTTGTTAACACTGTTAACAAAGTTAGCTTTAGTATACAAATTTGTGTAGGAAAAGGGCGTGTAATTCTATTGGAGTACAAAAAAATCCCTATGACGGTGAGCCATAGGGATTATTGTTAAGTGGGATAGTATTACAGTAATTCGATAGCTTCCGTTTCAATAGGAACGTAACCTTTCCAATTTTTGGGAGGTTCAGCACCCACACCTTCTACCTTGTAAATACCGGTTGAAGGTTCAAAAGATATCCAAACTCGCTTGTCAGGTTGAGCTTTTTTTAGTTGCTTTTTAATGTTTCCATAGGCTTCTTTCCTACCCATCTTTAACTCTATGAAAATGTCATTTTCATGAACTTCGTTTTGAGTTAACATCAACGCTATGAATTTTGATTGACTTCCCGGCGATTGCATACCGTACAAAGAAGGCCTTACCAATTGTAAGGCTTCTCTATATTTTGTGTCTTCTTGAGCGTCAACCAATTCTTTGATAGTAATGTAAGCTACTTTTTTCTGCTCCTTTTTAGTAGGTTCAACTACAACATCTGTTGTACTTTCAACTGCATCTGTACTTTCAACATCTTTTTGGTTCTTTGCCATTTTATGGCCTCCTTATATAATTTTTTAGGGCTTAATAATAACCCTTGTAGAGGCTCCTCAACTTAATGAGGAGCAACTATAAGAGTTATTTAAATGATTTATAACCGGCCGGTGTAAGAAGAACACCACTATTCATTTTTGAAAAAGTAATAAGATTTTTTCTTTCTAATTTATAAATTAAAGTCATAACATTTCTTTTGTTTTGTTGCGTCACTTGACCATATAATCTTTTTGCAAAACAGTTAAGAGATTTGTAGTTGTAGTTTTGCGCCCATCTTTGTAGTTGTTCTGTTTTTGTTGATTTTTTCATTTTGTTTCTCCTTTTATTTTTGTTTTTAAATTTTTAATTACACTTTAAATCCCGTTTTCCAAAAACAATTTTTTCTAAACTGTTTTTCAGATACATAAACAGGACAATCCATATATTTAGTAATTTCTTTTTTTGAAAGTTTTGTTGGATCAAAAGAAGATGGTAAATTGTATTGATGAAGTATTTTGATGATTTTTTCTTTTGTCATTTTGTTTCTCCTTTTATTTTTTATTTTTACTGTTTAACTATTAGTAATATACTATATTACTAAATAAAAAACAAGGACTTTTTTTAAAAAAAGAGAAAAAAGTTGCTTTTTCTTCGTTATTTTTTCTTTTAATAATTTTATAGGGATGTTAAGTAGCAAGACACCTCTTCTAAGGCCCTGTACGGCGTTTTATAGTACAATGTAACACTTTTATACCTAAAACGATATAAAACGCCGTACAGGGCCTTTTATAGTATTTTATAAAGTTTGTAATATACATATATATGCATTTAAACAATTATGACTATTTTTATAAAAAATTACTTGTATTTTGTAATGTATTACTATTATTGTACTATATACATTTAACGTATAAACAGATAAAAATTAAAAATGCAAATTAAAAAAGTTCCGGTTGAAGTTTACTCAAGGGTAGTAGGTTACTTTCGTCCTATTAACCAATGGAATAAGGCCAAAAAAGAAGAGTTTAATGATAGGGTAGTGATGGATCCTAAGAAACTTGAATCGTTACTCGACAAGGGTTGATATAAATGAAATGGAGAATACTACCGATTTAGAAGAAAAGAAGGAACTAATCGTTTTAAGCTATTCAAAAACTTTTGATAAAGATATGGCTTACTCGAAAGTGGGATTAACTTTAGATGAGATTAATTTGCTCAATAATGATTATCAGTTTCAAGAAAGGCTTCATTTATTTTTAATTGAGGAGCGGGAACATATAATTCAAAATTTAAGAGTGTTTATGGATTCTGAGGATGAAAGAATTGCTTTTAAAGCAACTATGGATATAGCAAATATTTTATATCCAGATTTCTTTAAGCGTGGTGGTGTTATGATTCCTGAAGAAGATACAAAAAGTGACAGTAGGTTGATAGAAGAATATGAACGTCTCCTTGGAAAAAAAGGTTGCTTTAAGTCCGACGATAAACAACTTTGATTATTTTTTAAAAACGAATGAGTATAATTTATGGTTATGTGTAAATCATCATAAAACATTTACAAATAAAAAAATGACTTTTAAAAATCATTTATTTTTAAAAGAAATTTTAATGGATAAGTCTTCTCATCGAGTAATAATGAAATCTACTCAAGGAGGAATTTCTGAATGTTTAATTATTATGAGTTGGTCGGCAGCTTCTAATGGTGCGACTGTTTTTTATGTTTTACCAACGCATAATTTGATGGCAAGATTTGTTTCAAATCGTTTTGAAAAAAGTTTAATGAATTCTGCCTTTTATAGAAAAGTAAAATCAACCGGTAAAGCTGAAACGTTTAGAAAAGATATTATTGACAATCGTTCTTTGAAAGATATAGGGCGAGGAGTTATTAGTTTTGCCGGAAGTTATACTGACATTCCTTTTGTAGAAATACCAGCGGATTGGTTAATTGTGGATGAAGCGGATCAATGTGATCCAAAACGATTAGAGATGGCAAAAGAAAGATTAGGTCATTCAGAAAATCCACACGAAATCTATGTCGGCAACCCTACTTATCAAGGTTCTTTTTTAGATGAAAAATATAAAGAATCTTCTCAAGGTGAATGGTTTATAAAAGCCAAATGTGGTCATAAAATTCAAATAGATTTTTTTAAACATGTATTGAGACAAGAAAGTGAAAATAATTATGTTATACTTGACAAAGAATTTGAGTTTGGAAACGGAGGTGACGTTAAACCCATTTGTGATAAATGTTCTAAACCTTTTGATCGTTTTGGTGATGGTGAGTATGTAAATAAATTTTCTTCCACATTATCGGGAAAATCTATTTCAAGATTATTCAGCGGCATTGGACCTTTATCTGATATAGTTTTAGATTTTTCTAAGGCATTAGAAAATGATTATAAAATGCAAAGGTTTTATAATTCTCAGTTAGGGCAGCCTTTTACGATGGAAGGAAGTAAAGTGTCTCGTAGACTTATTGAAGATTCTATGGGAGATTATTTAATGCCCTCCTTTTCAAAAGAACCATGTATCATGGGAGTGGATGTAGGAAAAATTATACACGTTAAAATAAATAAAATTTTACACGATAAAAGAAAACAATCAGTTTATATTGGCACAGTTTTAGAATTAGAAGAACTTTTTTCTCTTTGTAGAAATTATAATGTAGTTGTAGCAGTTATAGACGCTTTGCCAGAAATTAGGTTGGCGCGAAAGTTTTCACATTATTCTATTGGTTACTTTAGATGTTTTTTTGGTGCTGATAAAACTGATAGTGTAAATTTAAAAGAAAAAGTTTTAACTGTATCTCGTTTAATGGCTATTGATGATTTTAAAGAAAAATTAACTTTACAACAGATTCTTTTTCCAAAAAATATTTTAACTATGGATGAATATATGTCTCATATACAAGAACCTACAAGAGTTTGGGATGAAGATAGAAAAGTTTTTTCTTGGTTGTCAAATAGACCTGATCATTTCTTTTTTGCAGAAGTATATGCAAGTCTTGCAGAAAAAATATTAAAATTTATGTAAAGGAGCGTAATATGCAAAATAACATTTTAAAAAATAATTTATCAACAATTAAATCAAAAGAATCTTCTGAAATAGTGGATGATTTAAAGATATCTGAAAAGATAGTAGATGAAGAGATAGTGGATAAAGCATTAACATTGAAAGAAAGAATTCAGTTGTTAGAAGAGGCTAACATTATTATATTAAGACAATTGAAAAGATTGGCGAAAAAAGTTAGTTATAGATAATGATAACTCAATATACAAATGAATCATCTTACATGAATTTTTCTGATAAAGATAATCAGAAAAAAAGAGGGTTAATGGTTTACAGTCCAACCCAGCTTCAACAAATTACTGGAAGAGATAAAGAAGGTAAGTTGATGTCCTGGGGATGGGAACAACCTTATTTTTATTTGTCTTTGAAACAACGACTTGATATGTTTAGATTATCTTCTCCCATTTTTGGTGTTGTTGCTTCAAGGATGAATAGACTTTCAGGTTTAGAATTTAATGTATCCTTTGAAAAAAAGGAAGAAGATCAAATAGTTAATTCCTTAAAGGATTATGAAAGCGTGTATAAGGAGTTAAAAGAAAGTTTAGATTTATCAGACTTAACGCTTAAAGCTAAAATGGTGCAGTTAATAAAAGAAACTTTGCCCGATATTAAATTAGATTTAAGTAATTTTGAGTCGGCATTACTTCGATGGAAACGACGTTTAAAAAATTTTAATGCTTCAAAGATAGAAGAAGTTATGGCTTGGTTAATTGAACCGAACAATGGTCTTTCATGGGAGGAGTTTGTTAAAAAGTTTGTTTTTGATATGTTGATTCATGGTTCTATTGCTATATACAAAGATGTAGAAAATAACAAGTTAGAGAATTTTGACTTGCTCCCAGGTGGATCAGTTTATAAAATCAAAGCACCTTATTTCAGTAGTGTTTCTGGATACGTTCAAGTGATCCCTGGTTTATCTGAACCACAAGTATACTTTCATGATGAGATAGCTTACATGGATTATGCACCAACTTCAAGTAGAAATTATGGAATGGTTCCTTTGGAGGCGTTAATCAACAAGGTGGCGGAAAGTTTAATGTTTGATTCATTAATGGCCAATCAAGCTGATGGCACAAAACCTCCAGAAAAGATAATAATTGTAACTGATAATAATCCTTTTGGCTCTATGGACAGTACAGAAAAAACGGACATACCTTTAGACGAGGCGGAACAAAAAAGAATAGAAGAAAAAGTTAATCAACCTGTTAAAGGATCCATTATGACTTTTTCCGGTTCATCGGCGCAAATTTTAGATTTGTCTCGTGAAAACACAATGGGTGTTCAGATGCAAAGACAAAAAGATATTAGGGAAGAGGTGGCCTTGGTTTTTAGTACAACAAATATGGAAATGAATCTTAGCGATGGTGCACATACTTCAGGTAGAAGTACAAGCGAGGCGCAAGAAGAAATAGAACAAGGTAGGGGGATCGCACCTCTGGCAAAGTCTTTAGAAAATATTATTCAAAGAAGTATATTGCCCTATCGATATGGCTCAGGTTTTATATTTACTTTTGAAAAAGCTCAAAACAACAAGGAAGAAAAAGAACTGGATTTGTTATCTTTACAAACAGGTGAAATGACAAAAAATGAAATAAGAGAAAAGTATAACAAATATCCTTTTGGTCCAGAATACGATAACCCGGATAATACTAGTGGTGTGGGCAATGAAGAACAAGGGATTAGTTCTATGTTTGACAGCAATTATAATGAATAATGCAGTAAATATAAATATTAAAGCAAAAGAATTTGAAAGTCTTTCTTCTCCTATGGTTCTTGACTTATTAGCTTTTTTTAAATTGTTAGAAGAAGATATTTATAAAATAATTGATAAAGCAGACAAAGTTGAATGGACACCTGAAAAGTTAATTAAAGAAATTGAAACTTTAATATGATACCTATAGAAAAGAAAAGACTGGAAGTTGGCCATATAAGTCATAGAACGGATGGCGATTATAAAAAAGTTGGAGAAGGGGAATGGGTTAAGGTTACTGAGGGAAATAAACC